GCAACATGCTGACCCTGCGACCGTACCAGCAGGCCGCGATCGCCTCGATCTACGGCTATTTCGAGAAGGAGAGCGGCAACCCGCTCGTCGTGATCCCCACAGCCGGCGGCAAGAGCCTCGTCATGGCCGCCTTCATCGACGGCGTCCTCAAGGCCTGGCCGGATCAGCGTGTGCTCGTCGTCACCCATGTCCGCGAACTGATCGCGCAGAACCATGCCGAGATGCTGGGGCTCTGGCCCGAGGCGCCGGCGGGCATCTACTCGGCCGGACTCGGCCGCCGCGATGCGCGGGCCCGGATCCTCTTCGCCGGCATCCAGTCGATCCACGACAAGGCGACGCGCATCGGCCATGCCGATCTGGTGCTGATCGACGAGGCCCATCTGATCCCCGGCCGGTCGAACACCATGTATCGCCGCTTCCTCAATGACCTGCAGGCGATCAACCCCGCGCTGAAGGTAATCGGGCTGACGGCGACGCCGTTCCGGCTCGACAGCGGCATGCTGCACGAAGGCGTGAATGCGCTCTTCACCGACATCGCCTACGAGGTGTCGGTCCGCGACCTGATCGATCAGGGCTATCTCTCCCCGCTGATCTCGAAGCAGACGAAGACCCGCCTCGACGTGACCGGCGTGGGATCGCGCGGCGGCGAGTTCATCGCGCGTGACCTCGAGGACGCGGTCGACCAGGACGCCATCACGCGCGCGGCCGTGGCCGAAGTGATCGCCCATGGCGAAACGCGCCGGTCCTGGCTCGCCTTCTGTTCCGGCGTGTGCCACGCCACCCATGTCGCCGAGGAGTTCCGCCGCCGCGGGGTCAGCTGCGCGACCATCTTCGGCAAAACGCCGAAGGACGAGCGTGACGCGATCATCGCCGCCTTCAAGCGCGGCGAGATCCGGGCGCTGGCCTCCATGGGCGTGCTCACGACGGGCTTCAACGCGCCGGCCGTGGATCTGATCGCCATGCTGCGGCCCACCAAGTCGGCCGGGCTCTATGTCCAGATGGCCGGACGTGGCACGCGGCTCGCCGAGGGCAAGGAGAACTGCCTCGTCCTCGATTTCGCGGGCAATGTCCGGCGGCATGGCCCCATCGATCTGGTGCGGCCGAAACGGCCGGGCGGTCCGGGCGATGGGCCGCCGCCGACCAAGATCTGCCCGAAATGCGGGACCATCGTGGCCATCGCAGCGCTCGAATGCCCCGACTGCGGTTTCGAGTTCCCCGGCCGCGAGGTGAAGCTCGAGCCGACCGCCTCGACGCTGGAGGTGCTGTCGACCGGCAAGCCGCAATGGGTCGGCGTCACCGACGTCACCTACAGCCGCCATGAGAAGCGCGGCGGGCGGGTCTCGCTCAAGGTCACCTACCGCTGCGGTCTCGCCTTCCACACGGAATGGGTCTGCATCGAGCACGAAGGCTATCCGCGCCGGAAGGCCGCGAGCTGGTGGCGCGAGCGGGCGCCCGAGCTGGAGGTGCCCGAGTCCGTCGACGAGGCGCTTCTGCTGGCGGATCGGCTGCGCCGCCCCACCGAGATCGCCGTCCGCCCTGCGGGCCGCTTCACCGAAATCACCGCCTACAGGTTCGCCCCATGCCTTACAGCCGTGCCGGGCTCTGCGCCGTCTGCCATCGAGAACCCCGCGGCTGGGGCTGGTTCGACGCGCGCTTCCGCGTCTCCGACCCGCGGCGCGACACGAGCCGCAGAAACCTCTGCAGCCGGGTTTGCCAGGACATCTGCCACCGGAGGTCGGGCATGATCGATCCGACCCCCAATGAGACGGCGGCCATGGTCGAGGGCGGCAAGGCTGGCGGCGCTTATCTCGACAGCCTCGGCCGGACCGATCTCGCCCAACTCAGCGAGGAGGAGTGGGACACCTTCGTCGAGGTGATCGTCACCGGCTACTGCGACCACCTTCGTGACCTGGCCGCGAAGGACCGCGAACGGCTCGACGGCATGATCCCGGAGGTGCCCTTCTGATGGCGGACACCTCGTGGATGGCGCGCGTCGGCGCGCGTCTCGTGACCAACGGCTACGCGATCCTGCCGATCGCGCCCGGCACCAAGAAGCCCGGCCAGTTCGCCCGCGCGGCCTGGCACGACTACGCCCAGTGGAACCGGCATGCGAGCCGCGCCACGACCGAGCTCGAGGTCGCGACCTGGTCCAGCTGGCCCGACTGCGGGGTCGGGATCGTCGGCGGTGCGGTCGCCGCGCTCGACATCGACATCGCCGAGGACGGCGAGCTTGCGCTGCGCATCGAACGCTTAGCCCGCGAGCGGCTGGGCGACACGCCGGCGCTCAGGATCGGCAAGCCGCCGAAGCGGCTCCTCGTCTATCGCACGCGAGAGCCCTTCGCCGGGATCCGGCGCGCGCCGCTCGAGGTGCTCTGCCTCGGTCAGCAGTTCGTGGCCTATGCCAAGCATCCCGATACCGGCCAGCCCTATGCCTGGCCGGACGAGGGGCTCGCGGATCTCGACATCGAGAGCCTGCCCGAAATCGACGCCGACAGGGCGGCAGCGTTCCTCGACGAGGCGCTGGCGCTGATCCCGCCCGAGCTGCGCCCGAAGAGCCTCGGTGCGAAGGGCGCGAACGGGGCCGCAGATCCGTGTCTGCCGGCGCATGCGCAGGCTGGCACGCTGGCGGCGATCCGGAGTGCGCTCGCCTGGCTGCCGAACGCCGAGCTCGACTACGACAGCTGGATGCGCATCGGCATGGCGCTGAAGGGGGCGCTGGGCGAGGAGGGCGCGACGCTCTTCGCCGACTGGTCGGCGCAGGCGGCCAAGAACGAGCCGGCCGCGACGGCGAAGGCATGGACGAGCTTCAAGCCCGCGCGGATCGGCGCCGGCACGATCTATCACCTCGCCATGGAGAAGGGCTGGCGCCCCGATCCCGACCTGCTGCTCGACGGCAGTCAGAAGGTCAGCGCGGGCGACGCGCATCCCGCGGCGGGCCTCCTCGCGCGGCTCGCCCAGCCCGATGCCCCGATGCCGATCCTGGCGCCTGTGCCGTCATTCACGCTGACGATCCCGGGCGGGCTCGTGGGCGATCTCGCGCGCTACATGATCGACACGGCGCGCAGACCGCAGCCGCTTCTGGCGGTAGGCGCCAGCCTCTGCGCCCTCGGCGCGCTGATGGGGCGGCGCTACCGCACGACAACCGACCTGCGCACGAACCTCTACATCGTCGGCATCGCGGACAGCGGATCGGGCAAGAACCACGCCCGCGAGGTCGTCAACGAGCTGTTCTTCGCGGCGGGGCTGGCGCATCACCTCGGCGGCAACAAGATCGCCTCCGGTGCAGGGCTCCTGACCGCGCTCCACCGTCAGCCCGCGATCCTGTTCCAGATCGACGAGTTCGGGATGTTCCTCTCGGCGGCGGCCGACCGCAAGCGCAGCCCGCGCCACATCACCGAGATCCTCGACAACATGACCGAGCTCTACACTGCGGCCAGCGGGGTCTTCCTCGGCGCGGAATACGCCAACCGGGACGGCTCGAACGAGCGGCGCGACATCGTACAGCCCTGCCTCTGCGTCTACGGCACGACGACGCCACTGCATTTCTGGGGGGCGCTGCAGGGCGCCAACGTGGTGGACGGTTCGCTCGCCCGGCTCATCATCCTGCCGAGCGAGGAGGATTACCCGGACGAGAACCGTCGTGCCGGGCTCCGGAGATCGCCCCGGCCGCTGATCGACGGGCTGCAGCGGCTCGCCGAAGGCGGCGGCCAGGCCAGCGGCAACCTCGCAGGCCGGACATCCGGACCAGAGACCGCGGTCGACCCGATGACCGTGCCGATGGATGCCGACGCGCAGCTTCGCTTCGACGCCCTCGGCGACGAGATCACCGCCGAGCTCAGGGCCGCGGCCGGCACGTTCCACACGCCGATCCTCGCCCGGATCGCGGAGAACGCGGCCAAGGTCGCGCTCGTCCTGGCCGTGGGGCGGGATGCGGTCCAGCCCGTCATCGGGCTCGAGGATGCCCTCTGGGCCATCGATTTCGTGCGCCATTTCGCCCGGCGCACCATCGACGCCGTCGAGCGCCACGTCGCCGACACCGAGACCGAGGCGCATCTGAAACGCGTGCGCGAGATCATCCGCAAGGCGGGACCGGCAGGCGTCACCAAGTCCGAGCTGACCCGCGCCTCGCAATGGCTCCGGGCGCGCGACCGCGA